TACCAGCGAAAGCTGGCTAAAAAGAGAAAGTGATCATGAAAAAAGAAGATATACAAAAATCAGCTTTAAAAAGCTGTGTTATTGACAACAGCATTTATAACGATGAATTTCAGCCATATTTTATGGATGGCTTTAAGGACGGTGCCGAATGGCGCATAAATAGCGTGTGGCATAAGGACATTAATAAAGGAAAAATGAGAAAAGCAATTTTAGTTCAATTTGATAACGGGTTATTCAAATTATTTGAAGATATACGTGATTTGAAAGGAATTGAAGATAAGATTGAGGCGTTCGCATACGTTGATGATTTACTACTAAGCAAGGAGGACTAAAATGAAAGCAGAAGATTTAATTAATAATAATGCCCTGACCAACATAGAGGTTACTGGCAGGGATACGGTAGTGTACACGGGAATAGCACTAACGGCCATAAACATGGCAAGAATGGAAGAACGGGAAAACGTGTTAAAATGGATTAGCGTTGAAGAACGATTACCGGAATTAAACGAGAACGTGTTGTTGTTAATAGAAGGCGTTCCCGTGATTGGTTTGGGAGAAAACGTGAATGATAAATGTTTAGGTGTCGAGTACTGGGCGAGAATACCCCTATTACCAAAAGATGCTATCATGAATAATAGCAATAATGAACCCGAAACTGTCACCTTCACTGTTCAAAAAGGACAGACCAACTGTGACGATTGCAAGTTCAAGAGCCTGTGTTACGACGCTAACATAGAGCTGGTACACCTGCTTAAATGCAACGTGTACGATCTGAACTCGATAACGGAAGTTGAACGACAAAAATAAATTCAAATGAAAACATTTAGCGTTTACGATATTGTTCACAAGATGATCGGTAGCGTTCATCCTGTTGGAGATTCAGCTATCGACAAGGAAAGGTTCATAAACCTTGTATGTCAATCGGACTTGCTTGAATTGCTGTTTCAAGAGATACACGAGGTGTACGACCAAAACAAGGATAGTCACGAGGAATCGTGCAGGAGATGTGCCGAGAAAGCCCGTGACACATTGAAAGAGATAATAGATTTTTATTCAGATAAAATAAATTAGCCATGTTCACGACAAAGTGCTTTATAAGAAAGAATACCCCGGAATTAAGAGGCAAATTGGAAAAGATGGGATACCAGGTTTGCCATTGCGCAGAGGGAGCAACCGCCGTGTTTTTGATGGCTGTAGAAGGAGATATTCACGCTGTTCACTATGAAGAATTAGACATATTCGCGGACGAGGTAAAATATGGGAAGTGCAAGCTAATTGATTGCGGGGACAACGAGCAACTATTTCTAGCCCTCGCCGCAATGAGGGATGACACCGATAACGACCAGCTTTTCACGAACGGGATCGACTGGGCGATCAAGAGGGAAGCTGCTAGAAACTTGGGATTACCGGGTTTTGAATACCTAAGTTTCCCACGTGACGTTGACACCCCGTTACACAAGGCAACGAAGGAGGAGATAATAGAACAATTCAAGATGGAATCTTAAATTTTTGGTATTGAAATTTGAAATTACGGATAATAGTTGTATGTTTGCTTTTGCCAAAGACTTATTACATACAAATCCGTCAGAGCTATTTTTATGGCTACTGATAAGCTATTATCTATACGATATAAGGCTATCGCTCCTTGTTGGCTATGACGATTTGTTGTAGTGGTCTTTGGCGAGATAAGAGGGGTTGATAGCCTTTCTTAATATTAATTTCAAATTTCATTCAAATGCCAAAGACCAATGAAATTTGTCAAGGTGTGAAGTATAGTAACACTTTAGCAACGTGTACCCACGAAACGGGTAATTTAGTTTCTGTAAACAACAACCAAGTTGTAACAACCTCTATTCAAGTTGCAGAATTTTTCCAACGTCCTCACAAGGATGTTTTAGCGTCCATTAGAAACCTTGAATGTAGTTCCGGTTTCAGAGAGCGGAATTTTTCGCCCTCTTGTTATTACCGTAAAAATGGGAACGTTACATCAAAGTATCCTATGTATTATCTCACCAAGGATGGTTTTGTGATTTTAGCTATGGGTTTTACCGGGAAAGTAGCCGCCAAATTCAAAGAGGCCTACATCAACGCCTTTAACGAGATGGAGAGAATGCTATCCGGTGTAACGGTAAGAGAGGACGAGATCATCAATATCATTCGAGAATTGTGCGCTGATGTAAATTCACGCATCAAGGGCCACGAGAAGGTGTTAAAGAAAGAACACGGGGTGCAGCAAGCCGGGGATATGTCCTGCCTGTCACTGTTAAGACATGGGACCATCAAGGAACAATTAACGAACATCTTCGCCACGCTTAACAATAACATCATGTCCGGGCAGTTCGCTTGGGCAAAGCTAGAGAAGGTAGACAACGAGAACAAGGAGATGAAACGAGAGCTGTCGAAGGTGGCGAGCAAGTTATTGAATTATTATTACTAACGATAAATTAATCATGGAAAATTTAATTTTATCTTCTAGTGATGGCAGGATGTCGTCACTAGAAATTGCAGAGTTAACGAGTAAAAGGCACGATTCCATTTTGCGTGACATCAGAAACTTACTTAATCAAGGTGTAAACGCCCACAATTTTGTGGAGGTCGAATACACGGACAAAAAAGGGGAGAAAAGACCTTGTTTTAACCTTACCAAGAAAGGATGTTTAATTCTCGCATCAGGTTATGATGCTAAACTAAGAGAACGTATCATAGACAGGTGGGAGGAGCTAGAGAAAGAAAAACAATCCGGAGGTTTCCAAGTTCCTCAATCATTCTCGCAAGCATTACTATTGGCGGCACAACAAGCGGAGCAAATAGAGAAACAACAACTCCAAATAACGGCGCAACAAGAACAGATAGAATCCATGAATGACAAGATCGTTGACCTTGTAAAGAAATCCGATTACCTCGAAATTATCTTGCAAAGCAAGGAGACCGTTACCATAACGCAAATAGCGCAAGATTACGGGATGTCGGCAAGGGCTTTCAACAAGTTACTATCTGACCTTAGAATCCAGCGCAAGGTGAACGGTCAATGGATTCTTTACAACCCGTACAACACCCGTGGGTACGTTCACAGCCACACGACGGAAATAACTCACAAGGACGGGACTAAAGGAACCGTGTTAAACACGGAATGGAGGCAGAGCGGACGGATATTTCTTTACGAGTTTTTGAAGGATAAAGATATCCTACCGCTTATAGAGAAGTCAATAGTGGAAAGAGCCACGATATTTTAATACAACAAGGCAAATAAAATTTATAAATCAAATAATTATGAACGAGAAAGAAATTTCAATTACTTATGACGGCACGAGAGTTGTCATTGAAACCAACGATGATAGTATTAATATATCAAGAATACAAGCGTACAACCTAATCAAGTTATTACAAAACCTTGACGCTAGTTACAACCTTAATGGGCGTGATATAACTGAAAAAGAATGGGATAGAATAAATTCAATTTTTAAAAGATGCTTGAACCTTAAAATTCGTGAATCTATTCGTTGCAAAATTGAAGATAAAGATATACAATTTGCTCTATTAAATCAGTTTGCTGACGAAAAAGCATTTGTTGTTACGACTAAAGATGATATTGTTACTATCACGAAAACTCCATTTTGATAATGTAATAACCCTCCCCGTCTAACCACGGGGAGATAAAGCAAAACGCATGAGAGATTTTTTCAACCTTCTCAACGAGTACCCGATCACGGCTCTATGCTTGGCAACATTCGTGTACTATTGCTTGAGGGTAATATTTACAAGGAAAGATGATTAACGTTGCTGACGACATCAATGTCGGGAGCAAAATTTAATAATCTGGTCGCCTTACAAATAAGGTGACCAAAATAAAAGTAATTGATTACCAAATAGAAATATATGAAGAATAAAATTGCAAAAATTATCGTGTCTTTCCTCGTCGTTATGGGGCTTTTTTTCACGGTAGCATTAATAGGCTATTTGATCAAGATTAGTCAAGTATGGCAAGGTGTAATAATTATTATATCATTGTGCGCCTTAACATGGATATGCTATGATATATTGTTCGGGAAGAAAATATGACACGGAAAGAATTATGCAAGATCATAGCCGACACGTTGTACGGTTGTGATTGTTCAAAAAAATACACGGACTACTCATCAGAGACAGACGGAAAGGTATGTAGAATACTCCGTGTGATGGATGAATACATCGCTAGCGAGGTGTTAAAGAACAAGGAATTGACAGTTCAAAAGATAGATTTACAAGGTCAACCGTTGTTCCCTACCCCGACGTGTCCTTCTTGCG